TGTACAATGGCCTGCCTATGGCGGTATTTTTTATAACTGTATAATAGCTGGTACGGGTAATGAGCCTAGCGCTACTTCCTCTTACTGGATAGAAGCACTTATATGGGCAGATTTCATAGCCACAGGCAAGGCTTACACTAAAGGTATGTTAGTAAGGTATGGAAGTGCTGCTGATAATAAAACCATATGGAAGTGTCAGAGAGCCCATACTACTAGCCAATACATTTTACCTCCTTCAACAACTAGTAGTTATTGGATAAGAGAAGATGCTTGTGGTAAGACTCTTAACTCTTGTAAAAGGCGTTTTGGATATAAACCTAATACTTTAACAGCTAGTAATGGTAAACCTGACGGGTCTACCAATAGTGCTGCTAGACTACCCTTTGGCTCTTTCCCTGGAACATTGAAGTTTTAATATGATACAATACTTAGAAGAAATACAAAATCACTTTGAAGAGTGGTACCCTAAAGAAGGCTGTGGAGTACTTGCTGCAGTTCGAGGGGAATTAGAATGGTTTCCCTGTAATAATGTAGCGCAAGGCGAGGATGATTTTGTCATAGACTCTAAGCAGTATATAGATATAAGTCATAGAGCTGATATAGTAGCTATCTTACATAGTCATCCAGATACTAGCTGTGAGCCTAGTGGTAACGATATTAAATACTGTAATGCTGTAGGAATACCCTACTATATATTTAGCTATCCTAGTATGGAAATGAAAGTACTAGAACCCGTAAGAGAGACCAAGTCTCTCTATGGTAGAAGCTATGAATTTGGCGTTAATGACTGTTTTGAATCAGCTAGAGACTACTATATTTCAAGAGGTTTAGATATACCTAATCGTCCCTTATTTGAAGATGATTGGTGGGAGAAAGGTTTAGATTATTTTACTGACGAGTACATAGCTACTTGGGGTTTTGAGCGAATAGAGGGTAATATGCGTAAAGATGACTTACTTATATTTACAATAAGAGCAAGTGTAGGTAATCATTGTGGGGTTTATTTAGGGGATGATATCTTTTATCATCATGCAGAAAATAGAATATCTTGTAGGGAAAGTATATATCCCTTCTGGAAAAAGCATATAAGTGGGGTTTATCGTTATGCAACGTAGTATACATTTACAAGGAGAGTTGGGAGAAAGGTTTGGTACTAAATTTACTGTCCATGCTGATAATTATAGTGACATATTTAAGTGTATTAATGCAAATCGTCCAGAGTTTTTACCCTTTTTACGAGATTGTCATGACAAAGACATAGGATTTATACTAGAAACTGCCGAGGATTCTGTGGACCAGGAAGGTCTCCTACTCCCTATAAGAGAGGGAGATATTACTCTTGCTATTGCACCAGCGGGATCTAAAAGTGGTATAGGTAAGATACTTGCCGCCATCGCTATAGTTATCATAATAATTTATGCTCCTCAGCTTTTTGGAGCAACGCAAGCTGGGGGCGGTGCAGTGACTTCTTGGGCTACTGCTGCAGGTTTAAATACTGCGGGACAGATAGCTGCAGCAATGGCTATAAATTTAGCTTTAACAGGTCTACAGCAATTGATGGCCCCAGATCCCGCAGTAGACAGTGATTCTCCTACTAATTACTTATTTACCGGCGGTGCTAGTAATGCTATTGAAGGAGACCCCATTCCTGTACTATATGGGGAACTAAGGATTCCCGGAAGCGCTATTTCTATTGACATACTGAATGGGACTTATGTAACTAATAATACTATACCTGATTCCTTTAATAATTTGAATCAAACAGCAACCACGGAGACTTATATAGCATGAATACTTTTGATAGTTCATATACACTTAAAGGACGAAACCGTGCTGTTAGTAATATTGGCGGACAAGAGCGTCAAACAATATCTGTTGTAGATATACTATCCGAAGGACCTATATATGGTCTAGTAGAGGGACAATCTTCAGTATACTTGAATGATGATAGAGCTGCTCCTTTAGGGCAGGCTGCTATTTATGCAAGCACTAGTAATCTAAGAGTATCCTTAACTAATGGATCTAAAACAGTCACCGTTCTCTATGGAGGGTCTACTCCCATTATTGATGCTTCTAATGGAGATAAGTACTTAATAGTTAGAGGCGGATACGGAGCCACCGTAGCCGATGCTTCTAATGGTAATTCGGGTGATGGTAATGGTAATATAACCGCAGATCTCGTAATAGCTAACACTGCTCCTACCTTTTTTCAGGACTACATGCTATCTAGTCCTTCCGGAGTAGACACACATGTCCCTGTAAGACTAAGTGCTATTAGTTATGCTGCTGGCTATGGGCTTACAGACTCAGGTTTTGGGGAAGGTTACTTAATAAGCCGTTCTGATAATCGAAATGCTGTATTCATGCCAGGTTCAGGAACTCCTGCAGGCTTATGGATTCCTGATGGGCACTATTCTGTTAGTGTAGATAGAATTGTAAAAATTCAAAGTATATCTGGTACCACTGTCACCTTAGTAGAAAACTGGACTGGAGTTACAAGCGATTATTCTTTTGATGTTTCAGGGGCTATTGTAGCTAATGCTGATGCTATCGATCAAGCAGCTATTAGTAATTATGAAGGTGTGACAACTCAATTCCGTGTAGGTACACTAGCTCAGACCCCCTTTGCTGGGGAAGGTGGCGTAGGTAGTACTGCCATAAGCCATACTCCTGCTAATACAGGTGCTTTTGAGCAGACTACAGGTTTCGGAGGTTCTCAAGCAGCAAAAGAATTAATAGGTAGTAGTGCCTCAGGCTTTAATCTTACCTCAAGTCAGATTCAAGAAGCTGATGAAGCTCGTATTACTATAGGATATAGCTCAGGACACTATGCTGTCAGTGGTAAAGGTAATGACAAAACAACTTATACAACTTATCAGTCTACCTTAGCTATTAAGAAGATTGGGGCAGCAGACTTCGAGTCACCAATAGTTCTTCAAGAAAATCTTATTCATAGTGGTATGCGCAAAAATGCCGTATCCTGGGTACAAGTAATAGACCTTAACAAGTATAGGCCATTTAGCGACTTTAAAGTCACTATATCTAGAAAAACTGATCACCAAGGGGACGGGTATAAATCAGCCACTGTAAGAAAAGATGACTGGCAAAACGTAACATCCTCTAGCATTACTAATGTTACAACAGTACTTAAAGAAATTTTAACACATCCTTATACAGCTATGAGTAAAGTAACCTTTGACACAAAACAGTTTCAAGGTATGCCAACCAGAAGCTACCATGTAAGAGGCCTAAAAGTCCAAGTACCCTCTAACTATGTTACTAGAGAAGAATCCGGTGGAGCAGCTAATTATAATCGTAGTGTAACAACTACTGACATTGAAGCAACTTATCAAGACTGGGATGGAGGTTTTAGACAGGATCCTCTATATACTAATAATCCAGCATGGGTATTTTATGATATACTTACCAATAATCGCTATGGACTAGGAGACTTTCTTCTGGCAAATGATATAGATAAATATAGTTTATATAAAATTGCAAGATATTGTGATGAATTAGTAGACGATGGGTATGGCGGTCTAGAACCTCGTTTTGTAGCTAATCTATACTTTACAAAACAGGCAGATGCTTATAAAGTATTAAAGGATATAGCTACAGTATTTAGAGCTATGCTATATTTTTTAGGCGGACAAGTGGTGCCTGTTATAGATGCACCAGGAGGTCCTGTATATAACTTTACAAAAGGCAATGTTATAGAAGGTAAATTTAGTTATGAGAGTACTGGTAGTAAAACAAGAATCAATCAGGTTATAGTTAGCTGGCTAAATCCAGAAGCTAACTATAAGCTAGAGCCTCTTATAGTTGAAGACCGTGTAAATATTATAAATACTTCTGCTATAATCTCTCAAACGGCCATGGCTATGGGAGCAACCTCAGAAGGGCAAGCCATGCGCTATGGTCGTTGGAAACTATGGACTGCTGCAAACCAGAGAGAGGTTGTAAGCTTTGCTACTTCTTTAAATGCTTCTTTCTTAATTCCTGGAGATATTATTAATGTTCAAGATGCCGATCGGTATGCCGTAAGATACAGTGGAAGGATTTCAAACTCTGGTACAACTCCCTCCACTACTAGTATTCCTTTAGATAGTCCTGTGACTTTAGTAGCTGGCAGTGTCTATGACTTATCTATTATTTTTGTGGAGCCAGGCGCATACGCAGGCTCCTCTTTTAGTATTGGTGCTAATGATTATGAGATCGGGGATCTTGTTCCACAGGCTTATATAGACGACAATGCTAATGGTACCTACACTTTGCAAGACATAGATACTGAAGCCAAAGCTATTAATGCTAAAACTACTGCTGCGGGAACAGAGGCTCTGATACTGAGCTGGGCAGATACCACTAGAGTTGAGACAAGGACTGTAACTTCTAGTTTATCTGGGTCACAGTCTACTTTAACTGTTCCTACAGCTTTTGAAGCTACTCCTACCGCTGAGTCTATATGGGTTCTTACTGAAACTACTGCTGCGGGTGCAACAGTACTAGGGTCAGCAAAGCAGTATAAGATACTAGCCTTAGCTGAGGATAGTAAAGCTAACTATTCAATTACAGCAGCTGAGCACTACAACGAGAAATTTGAAGCAGTCGATAAAGACTTTACAACTTTTGTAGCAGATACTGTATACCCTACGGTTACCTCAACAGAAACCGTACCCCCTGTTAGAGATGTATTTGCTACTAGCTGGAGTAACGCCGAATACACCGGGGAAGAGTTAGCTATTCAATGGACTCCTCCTAGCAATACAGGTTTAGTTACAGGACTTTATGAACATTTGAAGGGTTTTGAGATAGTACATGAATTTCCTGATATTGAAAGCCCTATAAGAATAAATAACCCTAACAAGACTTACAAATTGTTTCCTGGTATACCTGACGGTAGTTATAGAATAGCAGTTCGCGCTATTAATACACTAAATAATGTATCTGAGCCTACTATAATTTATGTAGAGGTTAGTGACAAGTTTGGGGAGATCCACCCACGTTTACCTGATGGAGTTCCCTCTACGGGGTCTATGAGTTGTAGTGTGGAGATATTATCCACGGGACTCTTCAGAACTGTGGATAGTAGCTATGTCTTCAAACATCCCAGCATTCTAGGTGCCACTACAAGAAATACAAGCGCAACTACTAGCTATCATCAACAGGATTGCTCGGGTCTACCCGTAATTACTAAAACCACGCAGAGTTTCGTATCTGAATTCATACTAGAACATACTTATATCTTGTTAGATGCTGATTCTGCTGATAGATTTAAACTACTTAAGTATTACAAACCTACTACTACTGGTACAGCTTTTTGGTATGATACAGGCACTGGAGGAGGCACTTCTAAGTTTGGAAGCGCACTAACAGGTACTTTTAGTAAGGCAGCAGACTCTTCTAAAATTACAGGTTCAGGTACTGCGTTTACATCACAGATACAAACAGGTGATGTACTCAAGTTAGGTTCTGATGAAGTACGAGTAGCCTATATATCAAGTGACACAGTTTTATATCTCGCAAGAGCAACAGGTACTGTGCACTCAGGTGTTCAAGGCTTTATACCTAATATTCGTATAGACTATATCAATGATTGTTTTATAGGTAAAATTTATAAAACTTCAGCAGGCTATACCTTAGAACCTTCTGTTCAGCTAGACTCCTCTCTTAAACCTGCTTCTTCCGTAGTACAGGATGGCACTGTAACTACAACACAGATTGCTGATCAAACTATCTTAGCAGCTAATATAGATCAAACCGCATCTGGAGGAGGTTTCGGAGAATTGGTAGCAGATGTTGGTACTTTTACAACTGTAGATACTGCCGTATTAAATGCTGACTCTGTTATTGCTCGTGAAGTACAAGTATTTCCCAACGGTGGCACAGCTCCTACTATTAGTGGTACTACGCTTACGGGAGCAGGTATTGATTTAAAACAAGACGGTGATCTGTATGTAGGTAATTTCTCTACAAATAAATATATGTTCTGGGATCAGTCTACAGGTGTAATGACGTTCCGTGGAACTTTAAATGCAGGAGATCTGACAGCAGGAAGTATTGATGCTGATCGTATAACAACTCGTAGTCTTACTGCAGATAAAATTGTTGCAAATAGTCTTACTGCGGCAGAGATTGGGGTAGGGGCACTTACTGCAGGTACCATCGCGGCTGATGCAATTACTACTGATAAGATAGCAGCCAATGCTATTACAACTACGGAGATAGCCGCAGGAGCTGTAACTGCTAGCGAAATCACAGTAGCAAATCTTGCCTCTATAAATGCTGATATTGGTGCAATCACTGCAGGTACAATAAGAGGCAATACCATGCCTGATGCAGACGCTGCACCTGCGGGGTCAGAAACCGGAGCCTTCTTAGATATGACCGGAGGTAAGATGGTATTCGGAGATGCGAGTAAGTACATACTATGGGATGGTTCTGATTTAAAGATCAGTGGTGTTAATATTGTGGCTTCTCAATTCTCAGGTTCTGGTTTTGCTACAGAAGGTTATGTTACTACTGCTATTAGCAATCTTGTTGACGGGGCGGATGCATCTTTAGATACTTTAAGTGAGATTGCAACAGCCTTAGGTAATGATGCTGCTCTTAATACTACATTAACAAACTCGATAGCTACCAAACTACCTAAAGCTGGTGGCGCGATGACAGGTGCTATCACTACAAACTCAACGTTTGATGGTCGCGATGTCGCCACAGATGGCACTAAACTAGATGGCATAACTGCAGGTGCTACTAATACTGCAGCTCCTTACTACACTAGTGCTATAGCAGTTGGTGACGGTGGACTTACAACTAATGACTTCACCAGTGCAGACCATACAAAGCTAAATGGTATAGCCACAAGTGCTAATAACTATACACACCCAGCTAACCATGCTATAAGTGTTATCACAGGTTTACAGACTGCTTTAGATGGAAAGATAGATGACTCACAAGTACTAACTAACGTACCTTCAGGAGCTGTATTTACTGATACTAATACTACTTACTCAGTTGGAGACGGTGGACTATCACAAATCAACTTCACCAGCGCAGATAATACTAAGTTAGACGGTATAGCTACTTCTGCAAATTATATTACTAATAATAGTCAGCTTACTAATGGAGCGGGTTATGTTACTAATGCTGATGATGGAGATGCTGCAACTTTTGGAGGTGTCTTACCTTCAGGTTATGTTAAAACTGACCACGTTCAAGCGTTAAGTAGCGCAGCTAATGCTATGACTGCTTCAGGTTCAACTATCACACTAACACGTGGAGATGCAAGTACTGATACTGTAACTTTGCCAAACACTACTTACTCAGTCGGTGATGGTGGGCTTACAACTAATAACTTTACAGATGCAGACCATACAAAACTAAATAGTGTAGCTACTAGTGCTAATAACTATACACACCCTACTAACCATGCTATAAGTGTTATTACAGGTTTACAGACTGCTTTAGATAACAAGGTAGATGATACTCAGGTACTCACTAACGTACCTTCAGGAGCTGTATTTACTGATACTAATACTACTTATTCAGTTGGTGACGGGGGACTTACAACTAATGACTTTACTAGTGCAGACCATACAAAGCTAAATGGTATAGCTACAAGTGCGAACAATTATAGCCATCCTGCTAATCACGCTATAAGTGTTATCACAGGGCTACAAACTGCTCTCGATGGAAAGATAGACGACTCACAAGTACTCACTAACGTACCTTCAGGAGCTGTATTTACTGATACTGTTTATACTCACCCTGATGAGGGTGTGGATATGGGAGCCGCACTAACTGGTGCAAATGTTATTAGTGATGTAACAGTTAATGCAAAAGGGCACGTTACAGGCTTCGCTAGTAGAGCTATGACACTCTCTCATCTAGGATATCCTGGGACTGGGACTGTTACTAATGGTGCTACTACACTTTCTACAGGTGACCAGATATATGATTTTGTTATTGGTCTTGGTTATGTAACTTCGGATACTACCTACACAGCAGGCACAGGCTTAACTCTGGTAGGCACGGAATTTAGAAATACTGCTACTGATACAAACTACTACTTAAATGGTATAACTAAATCTAGTAATACTTTGACTTTCGCAGTCAATGGTGCTACGAATCAGACTTATACTTTCGGGTCTAATGCTTTCAATAGTACTGCGTTTACTACTAATACTGGTACTGTAACAAGTGTTGCTGCTAGTACAGGCTTAGTACTTAGCGGTACAGGTACAGTCAATCCTACGCTAGCTCTCACTGGAAATGCTTTAGCATTACATAACGCGGATAGTTCTGGAACTGGTTCTTTAGACTTAGAGCTTCTAAAGGCAGATACAATTATCGCAGATCATATAACTACTAATACAATCAAGTCTACCCATTTAGAGATATCTGCAGATTCAGGTGCTAATAGAATTGAGATGGATGGATCAAATAATGTAATTAAAGTATATGCAGACAGCGTACTACGAGTCAAGATAGGTAACTTAGCATGATAAATACCATAGAAAAAATAATTCTTGACATACTATCTCAATTTAGCTATAATTCTGTAATGGAGAAAATCAAATGAGTGCAGCCCGCTACAACCTAGTTATCGACCAAGGTTCCGACTTTGCTGTTGACTTTACTATATCTGAAGATGGAACCGTCAAGAACTTGACTGGCTTCTCTGCGCGTGCTCAAATGAGAGCTACAAAGCTGTCTTCGAGTATTGCTGCTACCTTTACCTGCACTATAGCAACTCCCACCTCGGGAGTGGTACGAATGTCATTACCTCATGCGACCAGTACAGCTCTGACTTCAGGCAGATTTTACTATGACCTAGAAATTTATACTGATAGTGATGCTGCAGTGACTCGTCTTCTACAGGGCGAAGTTGATGTAACCCAAGAGGTAACTCGGTCATGAGTGTTTCTATAGTAGCAACACCTATAATTAATGGTATTTCAGTGACAGGGAGTGCAACTACAATAACCGCATCTACTGCTGCTTTAGGAGCTGCATCAGCAGCAGCTATGTCAGTGACTCCCACAGGAGCTTTAACAGCAACAAACGTACAGGCAGCCCTAGAAGCATTATCAGTAGCAAGAGATATAAAATCCTTTCAACAAAATACAGCACCTACAGGTAGTACTCTTACCGAAGGTGATACATGGTATGACTTAGATGATAATGAATTTAAAGTATATCGCGAAACAAGTACAGGCGTATTTCAGTGGGTACCTATAATAGTAGGCGCAGCTGGAGACACCTCTGACATACTTGACGCAGGAGCCTTTTAAGGCTATCGATCCGGAGACTCTCAATGGCTCAAACAATTAAAATTAAAAGAAGTGATAGTGCATCAGCACCGTCATCACTAGTAGCAGGCGAGTTAGCCTATTCAGGAAATAGTGATAAACTTTTCATAGGCCATCCAGATGGCTCCACAGGTGTTATTACGATTGGCGGTACTTACTATACTGCTATAGTTGATGGCGCTGCTTCAGCAAATACAGCAAGCAAACTCGTTCTTCGAGATGGCTCTGGTAACTTTAGCGCAGGAACAATCACTGCGAACCTAACAGGTAACGTATCGGGATCGGCCGGAACTGCAACAGGACTTGCTGGAAGTGCAACTGTTCTAGCAACTGCTCGTAGCATTGGCGGAGTATCTTTCAATGGCTCTGCAGATATTAACCTTCCAGGCGTAAATGCTTCTGGTAATCAGAACACTTCTGGTAACTCCGCTACTGTCACAGGTGGTGTTTATACTAGTGGTGCTCAAACAATCGCAGGTGCTAAAACCTTTAGTTCTTCTATTCTTGGTAACTTAACTGGTAATGTAACTGGTAATACTTCAGGAAGTTCAGGTTCAACAACTGGTAATGCAGCAACTGTCACAGGTGGTGTTTACACTAGTGGTGATCAGACAATCGCAGGCGTTAAAACCTTTAGTTCTGCTATTCTTGCCGACTTAACTGGTGATGTAACTGGTAATGTATCAGGATCTGCTGGAACTGCAACGGGACTTGCCGGAAGCGCAACTATTTTAGCGAATGGTCGTACTTTAGCTATTACAGGTGACATAGCTTACACTTCACCTAGCTTTAATGGATCTGCTAACGTGACAGCAGCAGGTACTCTTGCTACTGTAAACAGTAATGTAGGAAGCTTCGGTACTACTACTGCAATTCCAGTAGTTACTGTAAACGCAAAGGGACTCGTAACTGCCGTATCAACAGCAGCTATCGTAACTTCTTGGAATCTTGACGCAGACTCAGGCACCACAAATGCTGTAGCCGGTGGAGAAACTCTAACCGTTGCAGGTGGTACTGGTGTAGCTACAAGCGTATCTGGCAACACTGTTTCCATCGCTGTTGGTCAGGCCGTTGCAACAGATTCTAACGTAACATTCAACAACGTCGCTGTAGACGGAACACTGACTTCAGATGATATTCAAGCAACAACTTTAACTGCAAGTGGTCATGTAATTGTTACAGGTAACCTTACTGTAAATGGTACAACTACTACTGTTAATTCTAATACTGTCGCTATTGGCGATGCTATTATGACATTGAACAGTGATGAAACCGGCACTCCTTCTGCTAACGCAGGTTTGGAAGTTGAGCGTGGTACATCTGCAAATGCAAGTATATTATGGAATGAAGCTGGAAACTACTGGCAGACAACTGATGGAGCTGCTGCAAACGTAACTTCACAGCTATTAACCGCAGGTAATTTCGCCGCAACCTTCACAGGCATATTGGACGGCGGATCCTTCTAAATAATAAATAAGACCCTAGCGTATATACGCAAGCTATAGGAGAGCCACATGGCCCAAACGATCAAACTAAGGCGCTCTGCATCAGAGAGCGCTATACCTACACCCGCAGCTCTCGCTTTAGGCGAAATGGCTATCAACACATTTGATGGTAAGATTTTTATCAAGCGTGATAATAGTGTTGATGATGCAAATGTTATAGAAATTGGATACGATAGACTACCCTTAGCGGGTGGTGCACTTACTGGTGCCCTTACTACTAACTCAACGTTTGATGGTCGTGATGTTGCCACAGATGGAACTAAGCTTGATGGTATAGAGGCCTCAGCAACCGCAGATCAAACAGCAGCACAGATTAAGACTGCTTATGAGAGTAACTCAAATACAAATGCTTATAATGATGCATCTTCAACTAAGTTAGCCACTATAGAAACATCAGCAGACGTAACAGATGCTACAAACGTAACTGCAGCAGGCGCTCTAATGGATAGTGAGTTGACTTCCATAGCGTCTGTTAAGGCATTGAATCAGGGTGTTGCTACTACTAATAGCCCTACATTTGCTGCTACAAACCTCAATGGCAGCCTCAAGATACTCACAAACGGTAATCTAGTAGAAATAGCTGACGCAGCCGTACAGTGGTATTCAGCTCAAACAAGTGATTATAAAGTAGCCTCAATGAGAGCCTTGAGCTACAATTTAAAAGGGAGTGGTAACTCATCAATACTGGTCGCTAGTAATAGTGGCATAGATGTCACAGGTGCCTTAACGGTTACAACTACCGCAACACTGGCAGGAAAAGATGTAGGCACACAGAGCGTTGTTACTACCGCCCCTACAAGTGGTGCAGGGTTTCCCACGGGACACGTCTGGTATGTGATCTAAGATGGCCATTAAGGTACACACAGGCGGCGGTACTCTTGCAGAACCGCACCGCGTTGTAGTAAAAGCAGCAGCAGGTACACTCCGTGCCGTTCAATTTATTCTGGTGCGAGATACTGGCACGACTGTAGGTTTTAGTACTGCTTGGAGCGCAATTTACGCAACTAGTCGTAGTAC